TGGACAAGCCACAAGCCGCCAAAGCATACGAAAAGATGCTTTCTAACAGTAACATGAAGCGCAACCCCATGATTATGAAAGGCGCGACTGTCGCTGAAATTGGTAACGCATCGCCCAAGAAGCCTAAAGGCAAGCTCAAAGCGTCGTGAGTATTACAGCCGCTGAACGCAAGCTTCGGCAACTAAGAACACTTTCCAAGTCCCAAGGCTGGAAAATTCTTGAAGAGATCATGCGCGAGGAGATTGTCACTCTCGCTCTTACCACAGCCAAGAACCCGAAGATGACGCCCGAAGAGGCGTCTTTCTACGCTGGCTGTCTGCAAGCGGCAGAGAACCTTCTCAACATCATTCCAAACATGGAAGCCAAACTTCTTGGCGAAGCGCAGTTGCAATCTTGGGAAAATAGGGACGACCCGAACCCCATCGATGATCCATTATCCTTACACCAAAAACTTCACAACCCCTAATCCGCTACGGCTGAGAGGACACTAAAATGGCACTAGACCCAAATGACCCTATTAATCGCATTGCAAGCAACCAGCTTGGCCCTGCACCACAACAACCAGAAGTTCAACAAGCCGCTGTAGATGCGGCCGCACCACCCCCAGCGGAAACACCGACAGAAATGGCGATGACCGACGCGGCTCCACAGACTGAAGCCGACAACGCCAACCAAGAACCATTTACCATGATCGAGTTAAAAGTTGGTGATGGTACGCGCCAGTTCACAAAATCTCAACTTGAGGGCATGGCAAACAGATACCCCGACGTCAACTACAAGTACGCACAGGCGAAACCACTTATCACTGTAGCTGAACAACTGGCCGCTACGACGGGCAAGGACATGCCGACGGTCATGAGTGACATGATGAACCTCATGCGAAACGGCCTATCTAAAAATACCCAGATGGGGGGTGATGGTCAGCAAAGCATGAGGCCCGGTCAAGATACTCCCCCTGGACAATCGGACGTAGGAACCGACGATCCCTTCGCAAGCTGGGAAGCAGAAAACGATGTAGCTCTGCCACCTGGCTATCGTGAACAGCAAAAGAACATTGCTGTAATTCAAAGTCAACTTGGCCAACTAGGTCAGATGCTCAATGGCGTACTGCAACAAGCACAAGGCACAGCGCAAAATGCAGTTGCTAACAATCAACGAGCAAACATGGCCAGAGAAGAGGCAATACGAAAAGAAGTCGAGAATAACATCCGAGAGGTCGGGCAGAGATACAACTTTTCCGATGCCGACGATGGTCCCTTCTCTGCTTTTATCGAAAGCCGTGGCTATCATCCAGCCGAGTTTACTGACAAGGATTTGCTCAATCAGGTTGCTGGTGACTTTGCAAACTTGAAAAGCCAACCCGAATTTGAACGCCTAAAAGAAATAAACACCCGTCGACAAGCGTATCAAGGTACAGCGGCCGCTACCCCAGCCGAGGGCGAAGCCGCCACCCCTGCATCTCCTGTCGATGAAACATTAACTCGATTGGCTGACAAGGCGTTCAGCCGACAAGCTGGAATGGGATAACACATGGCGAAGAAGGGTCTTTATTACAACATAAACAAACGACGCAAGGCTGGCAAAAAGCCTCGCCCTAAAGGTCATCCAAAAGCTCCGACCGATCAGGACTTTAAGAACGCGGCAAAGACTGCCAAGAAAAGGCCAAAGAAGCGGAGAGCATAATGCCAGCCAAGGGGAAGGCAAAATCGAAAACATATAAAGATCCAAAGACAGGTCGTAAGAGAACTGTGTCCTATGGGCAAGCTGGCAAAGCAAAAGGGGGCGGTCCTCGCGTTCGCCCCAATTCTCCCAAAGGTGACGCATACTGCGCGAGATCATACGCTCAACTCAAGAAGCACAAGAAAGCCGCACGCAATCCAAACTCCCCACTACGTCTCTCTCGCAAGAGATGGAAGTGCAAAGGAAAAAAGAGTTCTGGGTGAAACGCTGACTATGGTCACGATAACGAAGACTAAACCTCAAACACGTCGGATGTCGTTTTTAGAAGCAAACACTAATTCTTTTGTTGGCTTGATAATATCGTATCTATTTACTTATTTTGCTCTGCCTATCTTTGGGCTTCATCCCGACCCCTTACAAGCAGGGTACATCACCCTTGGCTATTTTTGCATCTCTGTTATCAGAGGCTACATCATAAGAAGGGCGTTTAATTTATTACAAATAGGGACGACGTCTCTACCCCCACATTCAATAATGCAGTTGTGGAAGCCACGTAAGCCGCAATAGCCGCTAGATACACGTCGCAGAAACGAAGCTGAAGTCGAGAACGAAGCTCTGCCGTTTTTCGTTTGATGCGTTTTATTGCAACTTTTTTTTAAGGGAGGCTATTATGCCTACAGGAATACAAGGGTTGCGCGGATCAGGGGAATTCTCAACTGACTTCCGACCAACCAATTATCGGGAATTGTTTACACTTCTCGAACCAAATGGCTCCGCGCCATTCAATGCCCTACTCGCCATGACGTCGGGTGAGGCTACTGATGACCCTGTCTATAGTAACTTTAGAGATGAGATCCCCGAACGTGTCGTGAAGATCAACAACTCTGGTGGTTACAATGCGACTGCTACATCAATCGTCATAGACGCTGATGTTGAAGTTGGATTTTTAACCGCTGGTACTTTGTTGGCCAACGCACGTACTGGTGAAATCATGCGCGTCACAGCCGATGCGTCTGGTACAACTCTCGCAGTTGCTAGAAACTTGGGTTCAACAGGTCTAACCATCCTCGACAACGATGACTTATTTGTTAGTGGTTTTGCCGCCGCTGACGGTGACGACGTAAGTACAGCAATTTCGTTTGATCCAACAGTTGTCTCGAACTACACGGAAATCTTCAGAACGCCATTTGCCGTGACCAACACCCTAAAGGCTACCTATCGTCGAACGGGTGATGCGGAAGATGAATTTGCTACGAAAGCTCTCAAGCTCCATATGCAAGAGATCGAGCGTGCAATGTTCTTTGGAAAGAAACACATCGAGAACACTGGTGCTTTCAACGAAAGGCGATACACTGGGGGTATCCTCTCCAGCATTACGAACGTTGTTGACGGTGCAACTTTCTCAACAAGCGGTCAGATGACTGAAGATGAGTTCGACAGTATGCTCATCAACACCATCTTTGCTTTTGGCTCTCAACAAAAATTAGCGTTTGTTGGTGCTAAAGTAGCCGCACACTTGCAACGCTTCGGCAAAGCAAGATGGCAACCAACAGTTGTCGATGGAACGTATGGCGTGAACGTCACACGTTACGCAACGATGGCTGGTGACTTGATGGTTCATTTGCATCCTCAATTCCGACAAGTCCCAGGAATGGACAGTGCAATGGTCATAATAGACATGCCACATGTCAAATATCGTTACCTCGATGGACGTGACACATCATTGTTACGTGACAGGCAAGGTAATGGCGTTGATGGCGTGATCCATGAGTATCTCTCGGATTGTGGCCTAGAATTAACGCAAGACAAGGTCCATACCTACATCAAGGGATGGCAAACGACTGCTTAACACAGTTAAGGGGGGCTTCCACTCCAGCCCCCCTTTCCTTCCAAGGGGAATTAAAATGGTAGGAATACTTTACATCCGATTACTAAAAGTGAGGAACTAAAATGCCATACGTAGCTGGCCGAAAATACGCATACACTCCGGCTGGAAAAGCCGCCGCCAAAAAAGCAAAAAATAAAATGATGGCGAAGAAAAAAAACAAAACCAAAACTAGAAGAGCATAGTGTGCCGAAACACACTCAATTATGGTTAGGGGCGGCATGTTTCGTGCTGTTCCTTTACCTTTTGACAGTCGACGCTTTTTCCCAAGAAAACAAAGCCCCAGGTCTTCAGATGGGGCAATGTCTGCCAATCGCCACTGCCATAACACATATGAAAGAAAAATTCAGAGAAGTGGTAGTCTTTCGCGGCATCAACCACCGCGAACAACTTGTCATCATAATGGCCAATCCTCTGACAGATAGCTGGACTGCCCTGCAAAGTTTACAAGGCGTGCATTTGTGTATCGTTGCGTATGGAAAATCGGGAGCAGTTCTGCCAAGCGTCGAGGGGAAAAAGCTTTGAATGATCGAACTTGCCAACGTCAATCAGCTATCTATTGATTTCGTCGAATTGATTGCTCCCTTGCTTGCGCTAACCGTCTCAATCGGGATTGGTCTTTGGCTGAAGGATGCAATGGACGCACTCGTCAAGGGGCTGACGTTCCGCGCTGACACTGCCATTGAAGAGGGGTGTACGGTCTACATCGATGGCCAACGCGCAACCATCATCAAAATAGGCATATTCAAAACCACATTCCAAATCCAAAATGGAAAAGGAACCACATGGCGTTTTGTCCCAAACAAACGCATAGAGTTCTTACGCATTGAGAAAGTCATTACGGAGAACGAAGGGACGACAGACCACTAAAACGTTCATACAAACAAGTATGGAAACACGGAGAACATCACATGCAAGTCAAACAAGGGATGCGGTCAGTGCAATCCGCGCAATCGCAAACACTACAAGAAGAAACAGACGTCGGGCTACAGGCACAGAAGAAGCAAGCAAAAAAAGTCAAGGCGTCACAACCAAAAACCAAAACCGACAAAGGTCTTACTCTAGTCTCCACTGAAGCAAACGGTGCAAGATTTGATTTAATTTTGGGTTGGGATACAGCGATCAGAGGTGTTCGCACACAGGGCGGCTACATGATGTTTGTCATACCACCAGAGCATAAGGAACGTGCGATGCAACATGTCCACGTTGTGTCAGGAAAACTCGTTGAGGCAGAATGACAACAAAGATAAATAAAACAGATCATCTGACGATTGGCACACGGGAGCCACCTAAAGACACACGTCTTGCTCCCCATGTTTTCCAAGGAAGCCCAAACGCGCCCCTTGAAAACTTAGTTGCCCTCGCCCTACGTCGATATGGTGACTTTTCGTCCCGTCGCGTTACAGGCGATGTCGTTCTTATGATGATCGAATTTGCAAACGAAGTGGTCGAGATGATCAACTCGCACCCATACTACGACGGCGTCACGATAGAATACTATACGTCGCAAACTGACGCACGGCCTATTGAGGACGCCATCATGGTCCGAGGTCTTCTTGCGCTCTACGCAGAACAACAAGTATCCGAAAAATATCCAAACTCTCGAATGGAGTTTGTGAAGCATCTCAATGGCATCCTGTACTCACGCAAGTACAAGGGAACTGTACGTCACGAATTTGTACCGACAGAAAACAGCGATCCAATGCGAACGGTCAATGGAGCCGAAAGCAAGTTAGCGATTTAACATGCGTACAAAAGCCCCTTCTCTAATCTCCTCACGCTTATCGGGGTATTACGCTTTCACTGGCCTTGATCGTTCCCGACCCGTAATTGGGATGGACGATGGAAAAAAGCAGCCCCTCTTCACCCTAAACAACGCACACTCAAGATGGACAGGTACGATTGTACGTGACACTGGGCTAAAAGTTCGCAAGCGCATCGACGAAGGAGAAATAATCCACCAAAATTTTTTTAACAGAACTGGCTTGGCATACGCGGTACAGACAGGAAAATCTATAAACCTACACACAGAACGCTCTGCCATCTACACAGACGCTTTCACAAGAGATGCTCCCGTCACATCTACCATGTTCGCTGGCAAGCTTATGTTTATGTCACCTGGCCACGGCATGATCATGACCGATGGATTTTCTTTTATGCCTAACACAGCCTCTGTGACACCTGGCTTTGGAGTAGCCATCCAGAACCGCATGTATGTCGCTGGCATCCCAAACAAACCTACTGAGATAGAAATCTCTCGCTTGTTTAACAATGATGGGGATGAGCAAATTTTCTTAGCTGAAGAGACTGCAACCACGACAAGTACCCGTGCAGACTTCCTCGACCTTACAAACATCATTGGCACAGCCGACGAAATAACAGGACTAGCCAGATTTGAAACAAATCGACTTGCGATCTTCACTAACGACCAAGCGATTATTTACAAGGTCGACCCTGACATCGCCAACTTCGAGATCGACACACGGGCAAACGTACAACTAGGCGCGATCTCCCACAACTCAATCGCACAAGTTGGGTCAGACATAATATTCTGTTCGAGGCATGGCGTACACAGCCTGATCCGAAGCAATGACAATGGTATTACCATCGACACACGGACGCTCTCATTTGAAATAGAGGAAGTCTACAAAGACTTACTTCGTAGATGTATTGGTCCTCGTTTCGTAAGTAGTACTTACGATCAAGACCTAGGCCGTCTGCACATCTTCTTCCCAATGGCAGATGGTCTACACAAATCACTGGTTGCAGAGTTTCGACGTGGCTATGAAGCCTTGTCATGGTCAACATGCGACATTGGGTCTGCCAGATGCGGAGCATTTCTGGCTGGAAGTATGACCTTCGGAACAACCTTAACAATGTATGATAGACTAGACGAGCTTTTCGAACTGTCACCACTCGACGACCTCACCGACGATTTCATACGTCCAGCTATGGTTATTGAAACGCCCATTCTATGGCATGGACAAATAGACGAACTCAAAGAAGCACGCGCACTTATAGTGCAAGCGGCTGGCACAGGAACTCTTCGCATCACTGCCCACGATGAAGAAGGCAACGAAGTTCTGGTTGAGGAAATCCAAGTTGAAAGAAGGGACGACAATCCCCTTTCTTTCCCGTCTGATGCACTTGACGTTCAATTTCGTATTCCGTTTCAACTGCGATACCGAGGCATCCAGTTAAAATTTGAGAGTACGGATATGGGCGATCTCGAATTATTAGGGTTTGCGATTGAGTTGAAAACACCGCAGAAATAGGAAGCACACATGGCACGTATCCAGCAACTACACCCAGGAAACTATAGAAGCACAGGTAATATCGACGACGAATTTAATTCGTTGATACGCTACCTCGTCGCTGGCGAAAAAGGTGACTACACCATTGGCGAACTGTTAGGTGTGTTGTTCGATAGCACAGGCAAATTGATCGCCCCTCTCGAAATGAGATTGGACACCTCAAGCAACCTACAATATCGCGTCGGAACATACACAGATAGTACCACAGGGTGGACGACGATAGTCCCAGCTTCTGACATAAAGGGTGCGCCTGGAGCCGATTTAGGAACAATAGAAGGACCACTTTTCTCTGGAGCGCAGTCGTTTTCTGCGACACAGGGACAAACTGTCTTCAATTATATTTTTGACAGTACAGATGATTTGTTCGTGTTTGTATCTGGAGTGTTACAGGTGCCGTCTTCTTACACGAAGGATGCGGCTAACAATACTGTAACGCTTTCATCTGGGGTTCCAAATGCTGGGCAAATCGTACACATCGTTCGTATACGCGCACCTTCCGTATCTAACTTTCGCCGCACAAGCTCAACTGCTACGGCAAACCAAGCGGTGTTCGCGTTTCCCCATACAGAGAGCGAACGCATCATGGTCTTCCGCAACGGCCTCTTCCAAACGCCAGGTGGCAGTAACGACTACACCAACGACCCAGCCACAGGCACGGTAACATTTACCTCTGCATTAGGAGCCACAGACGAAGTAACAATTTTAACCGTGGAAAACGTTGCATCTAAAACTGTAACAGGTTTAATGATGACAGACGATTTTACCGACACCACAACTGGCTTCATCCCCTACTCTAAGATCGCAATATCCGCTGGCCAAATTCCACAGGATCGTATAAACGGCCTTGCCGCCCTGACTGCGAACCGTGGTAAAACATTTGTAAGCTCGTCGGCTCCGACAGGTGCCGACGCAGTAGCTGGTAACTTCTGGATCGACACGTCGCAATCACCAGACGAGCCTAAATTCCATGACGGGGTTAGCTGGCTTCCGTTTTCGACGGCAACCACAATTCCAGCCTTTACCACCACCGACGCGCTGAAATCTTTACACATTAACTCATCAGGAACTGCATTAGAGTTTCGGAATGTTGACCTTAGTGCCTACATTCCGCTTACGTCCGTCGGGGCCGCTAGTGGTGTGGCGGCTCTCGACGCGACGGGGAGACTTGCCGCAAGCCAAATCCCGACGGTTATGGCACTTGATAGTATGCACTTTGTGCAATCTGGAACGACGTCCACGACCACTCCTTTTGTTATCAAACGCATTTACGGAGAGATCGTTCGCATCGACAAGATAAGCGTAAGAACATCCAGTGGAACATGTGACATAACTCTTCAAGTGGATGGGGTCAACGTCCCTGGCTTCACAGCGGTTGGGGCATCATCGACGCCTGTAGAGCAAAACCTTGCTAACAGCATCACTGTAGATGCTCAGACAGCAAATGCCTCTAAAACCATTGGCTTCGAGGCAAGCAATGTCTCAAGCGCGGTAGACATCGAGATCGTATTAGCTGTAACGAAGGTCGCGTCGTAATGCACAGTTTCGCCCAACAAGCACAGAAGCATGGAAGGTTTGGTGATACGCTGGTAGCGCACCTATCAAAGTCCGAAGCCGACCTTCTGAAAAAGGCTGGTGGCAGTGGAACCGTAAACCCACAAACGGGTCTGCTTGAATTTTACAAAGGAACATTAGGCGGCAGGGGCATACAGCTTTTCAACGCGGAAGAAGAAAAGAAAGAACTAAACAAACCCTCTGTGGCTGATGCTTTTCAAAACCTCGTAAAAGCTCAAGAAGAGGGAAAGAAAAATCTCGACAGCGATAAAAATGGCAAGGCATCACAACAAGCGTTAGCAATAGCTGAAATACTGATGGGTTCGCGCAATGTGTATGACGACAAAGAGGCGATGTACATTCCTATGTTTTTTGGAAAAGGAAAAAATCCTGATCCGTTTAGTCCACGAACCAGCCGAGAACTAAACGACCTATACTATAAAATTGGGGGCGGTTTTTGGAAAAATATGTTGCGTGGGGATGGGGGTGGAGACGACGACCCTGATATGCAAGCCCGTGACTTGCGTAGGTTTATGAAGAAAATCAGAAACCACGACAAGACTGACTTAAATCTTGCCTTTCACGAACTTGGATTGGAGCTTCCAAAAAGCGACGGCAAGAAGGGGATACAATCCAGTAGTTGGTATTCGTGGGATACCGTCGACGGCAAGCCTGTAAGCCTCGCTCAAACATATGGCAAAAAAGTTTTAGAGGGTCTGTATAATATTGGTGATCAGACAAGCACAACAATGGGCAATGTCAAAGGACCACAACATGCAGGGACGTTTGATGGCAGTTGGTCAGATGCCTTTACGCAAATAGTTACGGGCTTGATGCAAGTTGCACCACTTATTTCACCGACTGCCGCACTCACGACATTTGGCTTGGCTGGAACCAATGCAATCAAAAATCCATATATGTCCTTTTCAGACGCTCTTGGAGAGGCGTTAGGATTTGGCCCACCACATGGCTTCCGATACGCAGACGTAAGCTTAGATGATGGTGGTGAAGACAATGAAGAAGATGGTCCGTTCGGTGGAATGGGAGCTGGCGGTGGTGGCGAATAACTGGATTTTAGGAGAAATTAAATGACGTTCGGAAGTAAAATGTTCGGTTCTGGAAAGCAGATGGCAAAGCATGGTCGATTTGGCGATACCTTGCTTGCACACATAAATCCTCAAGAGGCCGCACTTCTCAAAGCCCGTGGTGGTTCTGGCACTATCAACCCAATGACAGGTGCATTAGAGTTTGCCAACCGCGAGGATTTCGACGCTGACTTTTACTTAGATCAATTCCAAGATGTAGCGAAAGCTGGTTACGGTTTTGGCTCCCCCGAAGACGAAAACTTTCTTGATCCTTTCGAACATTATCAAGAGTACGGACGGTTCGAAGGTCGCGCTGGTAACGTCGCAGAACAACAAGCTCAAGATTTGGGTGCGTACACAGGAATGTTTGACGAGGATTTCTATCTCGCAAATAACCCCGACGTGGCTCAAGCCCTCGCAGACGATACGCTAGGCGGCATCAGCGCACGCGACCACTTTAACATTTTTGGGCAATCAGAAAAACGAACAACCAACCAGCTACAACAAGACATTAAAGATGCTGGGTTTGAAGGACGCTTTGGTAGATTACAGGGTATGTCATCTTATGATGACAACATGCCAGAAGGTGGCGGCAGAAGTGACCGTGCAACACAACGATTTAACATGTTAAGCGGCAACACCACAGGCCTAACGGCTGACCAATTAGCCGAAGATGGCCCAGCAGGGACAAACTTCTTGAACGAAGCACAGTCAAATGTTCGTGGTGACATAATGGGAAGTGGTGACTTCGCATATGATTTACTCGGCAACACGGCTGGAATGTCCAGCCAAGAAATCATAGATCAGCTTCAGCCTCGCGTAGACTTAGCAGAAAGCGGCTACATAGGTTCGTTCGACCCAAGCACAGTGACTGCATACAGAGCATCATACTCCGACTTTGACAATGATCCAGATACCCCATTCTCAGCGGCTAACGCATCCAATATAGGCCGCGCTGGAACAGACGTTAGCACTTTGCGAAATGCCGTAAGAGGTATTGGCTACACTGGACGCTTTGGCACGGGCGAAGCGGAAACATTTATCAGTGACAAGCTCACACAATATGGCCTCATGCCATCAGGTGATACTGGCACCGATCTCAATAACATCAAAATGCAACAGCAATATGAAGCGGCAATCATTGCCGCAGAAAACGCTAGAAATGCTGATCTAGGCGGCAACCTCTCTGGCCCAGGAATGGGGCCAGGTCCAGTGATCACGCTCCCTGACACAAAAGCTGAAACTCCCGTTGAAGTCGACACGCCAGACATTGCAGTAGACATTCCAACAAGTACCGCATCCCCTGTCGTCACGGCACCACCACCGACAACATTCGGGAATACATTCATGCAGAACTTCCGACCAACAAGAATTAACCCATTTACGGGTGCGCTCGAATATTTGCCGACACAAATGCCTATGCCTACCGCATTTTCACAAGCACTTAATCCACGCTTCAGTGGTGGGTTTGGCACAGGCATAAGATTATAGGAGCTAATAGATGGTAGCTTTTTCAACCATTCTCGGTGGAGCAACATTAGGGGCCAACCTTCTTTCTGGCTTCATGGCAAACAAACGTGCCAACAGGCAGATGCGGCAAGCGGAAAAACTTCAGAACCGCCAGATCGAGAGTATGGATCGACAGGAAGGTATCTACGATGAAGGTGCTGATGCCTTACAAGGAATTATTGCTGACCTTCTCACTGCCTACGGGGGGCGCGGCCAATACGATCCAGAATATGTTGACGACCTTGCAAGTTTGCTTTCGGCTGAACGCGCACAAGGCGAGATAGATACACGCGGTGAAATTTTACAAGAGGGCGTACAGCAGAAACGCAGACAAGATCGAGAACTTCTTAGTCAATTAAATCTTGCTAGTAAACTATTTCCAACCACAGCGCAAAACGTCGGCAAACGTGCTGGCATCGATACAACATTTACGCCAAACAAGTACGACAGTGCAGTCGCTGAACTTGCCAACATGTATAAGGCGAACCTCGACACAATGTCGAAGCGTAATCTTGACGAAGCGATGGGCAAAATTTTAACCGACAGCCAGCGCAAACTTGGTGGTGGCGTTACAGGGCAACGCACCGTAGCGGCTCGGCAGATGGCAGACGCAATGGACGAAGCTGAAGCACGAAATACCCTCAACGCAATCAACATGGCAATGAAACAAATGACGGGCTTGCAAGGTTTGGATGCTGGCTTACAACGGGGCAACATAGCCGCACAGAGTGCCGACATCTCTGGCCTAAATTTCGACCGATCAATGCAAGACCTCGCTTTCCGACAAGCCATGCAATCGGCAATCACTGGACAAAGTCTCACACAACAAGCTCAATCGGGAGATCGGGCAAATATGGCTGGTGTGATGAATATGCTAACAAATATCAATAACCTTAATAGAAACACTGATCTCCTTGATTATCAGACTGCTTTAGGAACTATCGGCAAGGAGCAAGCGTTAGCGACAACAACCCTTGATACAGCACAGAAATTGGCGACAGCTCCATATAGCTATCGCGTACAGGGACCGGCAGGGGTTCTGTCTTCGGCCCCAGCCGCCTCACAAGCGGCTCAATCACTTCTTGGGACATATGCGGATCAGGCTGGTAGTGCCTTTGGCGCGGCTGGACAAGCGGCAGACAAACTCATTAAAGAAACTGGTATTGGAGACATGACCTTCGGTGATTTATTCGCACCAACTCCAGCCTCTAACCCAATCGATTACAGTTCTCTTGGTCCTGACCCAATGTATGGTGGGAGTTTTACTGCTGGTAGTACGCCAAATGCTTTTCAAACAAACAAAACATTTAGTACATATCTCTAGGGTATACGCATGATCTGGGGCATTGGTAAATTTACGGAAGGGATGCAAAAGTCTGATGAGGCGTATCAGACGAAGCGTCAAAAAAACTTAGCTTTCTATAGAGAATGGCGTCAGCTATTCCCCGACGCTCCAATCGCTGACCACCAGAATGTAATTGATACTCTCGCTGGCGGTAGCAGTTATCTCAAACAACAACTGCCGTCCACGGACGCATTGCGTTCGTATGCAACAGAACGAGATCGTCAGAGAGAGATAAGAGATAGACAGTTAGAGTTCCAACACCTTAACAGTAAGCTATCTGCCTACGATACTCTTCGGAAGCAAGTCAAAGACAAAATAGGTATCGAAGGTAATTTTGCAGATTTGGTCAAGACGGTTGAAGGACTGTATCCAGAAGGATCGGCTGGAGCTTCTATCGCCAGCGATCTGATGAAAACTTTTGAACCAGAGTTCAAAGCAGTACAGCAAGATAAAAAATTTAAGATGGCTGAACGACTTGCAAAGGCCGCTAAAGATACGGGCGAAGGTGACTTAAAAATGGTTGCCGCGTCGGTTGGTCTGAAACCTACTGCCGACGTACTAAAACTGGCTGAAGCTATCAACAAAAACACCTACAAAAAAGATCGAGAAAAAGGTTTAAGGGAAGTAAATAATTGGGCGAGAACCAACCCAACAATTCAGTTTCTTATGAATAGAGGTAGCAAAAAAGATTTACAACAAGTACAAGACCTGATTGCTGGAGAGGCAAGAAACTACGGCCTTGATAAATTAAACGAGACAGAACTAGCAAGCTTAAACACAAATTTGAAAGCATACAGTGCGGCCGATGCCCCAAGGAAAGCAGAAGAGGCTATCATTACCGTTACTCAAAATGCAGATATAATGAAAAACTTGCGTTCTTTTATGATCAAACAAGGTGGACGGCCAGACCTTCCCCCTGGCTCAACCTTCGAGGGTGCGTTAAGAGATGAAATAGCCAGATATGCTAGTCCTAACTTGCCAGTTGCCGCCAAAAACTTCTACGTTGATGCTGTCTACAAACAATTAACAAGCAGATCAAATTTAAATGCGGCAAGGTCGAACTTCATTCAGAATAATGTGCCAACAATTATTGCACAAAATTTAAAAACCGCCCTCGAAATTGCAAATGCGATCCCAGGTTTGGATGTCGTGAAAAACCGCGCCCTAATAGACGAACTTATGACTGCCGCAAAAGCACAACAAGCGATAAAGGAAAATGAAAAATTAATTAAAATTAATGAAGACATTAGCAAAGACAGCGATTTGCAAGAACGCCTTAAAAGCACTGACCCTAATGTTCGCAGTATGGCAATTAACGACATAAAGAACAGATACAAATATGAAGGTGTCGGAGATAAATTTCCCGAAATGGAATGGACGGCCAAGTCGTTAATAGCGGGATTGAACCAAATTCCAAAAAATATGAACGATGAGTTTCAAAGGATTATTGGAGACGAAAAAGCGACAGCGGTGATTGTAGCATTGCTAAGCGATGGCCGCACAGAGGCGGCTAAAGCGAATGTAAAAAACTTGATTGACACTAGCAAAATTTCAAGTCCTGACGATCTAAACAATTTGACTAATAAAATTTTGCAACAAATGGTGGCAGTCTCTGGAGCAAAATCTCTACAAACCGCTACAACACAGAAAATCAATTACAGAAAAGCTGGTACAGAGTATTATGACCTCGAACGGAAACGTCTCATTGAAGCCGCCAGTGCCGCAGGGGAAGCGTTTGCTGTTAGTAAAGGCATATCTACTACTGATAAAGCACCAGCTATCGGTGTGGCTCTCAAGGCGGTTATGGCATCGAACGACAATCTGTCTGGACGCAACATTCTAACCGATATTGTGCAAGAGGCGTGGAACCTAAGTGGTAAAGATGACACTGCTTTTTTCGAAAATGCCCAACGGTTAATGCAAGAAGCCGCTGACAACATAAGTGGTGCTAAGAATTATAGTGGTGGCCGTAGTAATTTTGTATCTACTTATGTAGCTCAAAACACGGTTGATCCAAAATCCGTTGAAGAAGTGGTAAAAAATTTAAACGATATAGAAGCCAAGCTACAAGCCTTACCAGATAAGTTGACGTCAGTGGCATCTAACTTTCACAGAAGCAAAGATGGTCAGTGGGTTGGCACCGACGACGAACAAAAATACGAGCTGTTCAAAGAGCAGAAGCTCACACCTTTGATAAACGACTTGATACGAATACAAAAACTTCTCGTAACTGACAATGTCATTTTGGGTAGCCTTCCCGACGATTTGGGAGTGCAACTTAAAGCTCTGATGAAACAAGCCGCTGAATTATCCGAAGAAGAAAATCGTGTTTCAGCTCGACTACGAGCTGAACGTGAGTTTACGCAAATGATGTCTCAAGATTTGTCAGGGGTAACAGGATACAGAACGCCAACTACAAATGCACTTGGCTACGTACCGTCAAGCGTAGTTGGCGGTCAACCAGTACCACCACAATAGGGACGACAGTAATCCAGTTTCCAGCGAAAAACAATCATCGTAGGAAACTGGAGAACCAACGTGGCATTAGATAAAGACGACTTTGAGCTATTAGCAAAAATTGATAGAGACATGGCTAGTCAGAACTCAGGTGCTGACTACACTTCGAATGTCAACCCAAATACAATCTTACAAAATCAACAATTCTTACAAGACGTCAGAGACGTCATGTCGTCGCAGGGACAATACTTCAATAACGACGAAGATATGCTCCAAGAATTTTTTTGGGAACGTAACTGGCGCGATCTCAACATAGGTTCAGAACTTTTCGGTGATGCTGGTACTTTAAAATCTCTCCAGGCAACTCCCGAAATACGGGAAAAAATGGGACGCATACAGAAAGTATTCGACCAGTACCCTTCCTTCTGGCAAGAGGGTGGTCGAGGTTGGGCCGAAGGTCTTAAAGACGCTATTCCAGCCGTTTTGCTCTCCGTAGAAAATGTCATTCCAGTTGGTAGAGCATATCAGGTAGCCAAGGGTGCGCGTATAGCTGGTGGCTCTGTCGCAAAGGCTGTAGGCAAAGGTGCATTGGATGCTGGTAAGACAGCCGCAAAATATGAGGGCGGTCTTGCACTTGGCCAAGATCAAGTTCGCCAGAGAACTGATCGGGTAACAGGAGCGCAAGAAGAAGACGTTTCTTACATGAGAACACTACAGGCTGGAGCTATCGGAGCTGGAGCTGGTGGTGTCCTTGGTGGAGCCTTGGGTGCCATAAGTGGTGTGGCTGGTGCAAGAGCTGGTGGAGAAATTGCATCACAAATAAAGCGTCTGCAAGAACAGAAGTCCATGCGGCTCGACGAAGACCCAGATGCAGATACGTCTGACATTGATAGACAGTTGGCAAGGATTGCGACACAGAACGAGATGCCGCAAGATGAACTTGTACCACAGATGGACGAGGAAGCCGACGTAACGCCAACGGAAGCTGTAGACGATGCCGATCCCGTGCAAATGTCTGATGAAGAGTTTCTTGAAAAAGAAGCACAACAAGATCAGGAAGTGGCAACGCAAATCCTTCGAGACAATGACTTGGCTAGAGTTGAAGACGAGGTCAACGTCAAGCAAATTCTAAAAGATGCGACAAAAAAAGAAGCACTATTTGACGCGAAAGTGCATCTCCGAAAAGCCGCTATCTATCGCTCAATGATAAATGACAAGAAACAAATCGATGCGATTGACGAGCAGATAGCCAAAGCAACCGACAGCAAAAAAGTTACACAACTCGAAGACAAGAAAGCAACGCTGATCTCCAATAACAGTGCGCTTCTTGACATGCTCAAGAACCGCAACACAGAAAAACTTGATGACGCCATAACGGATAAGGCTGAAGCAGAAGTATCCAGCGAGACAGGCAAAATCGAAGCTGACCTAAGAGATGAGGAAATAAAGGCAACTGAAACAGAGGCTACTCCTGTAGAGGAGCCAGAGGTACAACGCACACCACAAGAAGAAGCAGACGCAAACGTAACTGCGAGGATGGAACAGCTCGATAAAGAAGAACAGGCTGCTGAACTTATTGCGAGTGGGTTCGACGACCCGTCTACGCTTGACAAGCTTAGTGATGAGGTTCTGGAAAGCCTACTGTTAGCCAATAACATAACGGATGTAGACATAGCTAAACTACGTGCCAAGTTGTCTACTGAACCTACATTTGACCTTCCCGTGACAAGAAGTGCAAGGCAACTAAAAAGTCAGGTCGTCAAACGTGCGACCAGCAATGTTGATCTTGAGAAGCTATCGCCAGAATTACAAGAGCAATTAATGGGTGACTTGAACCGTATGGTAGAACGGTTGCAGAATGATACTCAACTCAATCCTGATAGCGTACCATTCTTTCAAGAACGCATTAACGCTCTCACCGAATTTGAATACGAGCGTCTGCTCGAAACAGATGAGACAAGAAGAAATGTCACATCGTTCCTATCACGCGATGATACCTTCTTTGCAAACCGTGAAGGAAAAAAAGTAGCTGGCCTTGGCGCGAAACAAAAGCTTCCCAACAGACGTGACCTAAAACTACCACAGCAACTTAAAGCTAGGGCTGAACAAAACAAAGCTTCTAATGATTTGCTAAAAGGCAAAGATAAAGAAGACGACACACTCTACAAAACAACTCGCACTCAAGAGGTTGCTTCTAAACGTGGTCGTCTGCCTGATGGCACGAACTATAAAGCTGGTGACATCGTAGAATACGATTTATCATCTGGTAAATTTTCTGTGATCCAAGTCGCAAAGAGACAGCGCAAAGCAGAGAATAACGATGTAATCGAAAACCTCGCTAACATAGAAGACATCTCACAGCTCACTGCATCTGCAATGCGTTTGGTTGAGAATGGCCAACTTGATCCCGAAGCTATTGTCGAAATCTTAAACAGACGCCAGAGTAAAGCACAAGCGGCTGATGCAGATACTGCACCAGTGGCAAAGGTTGACCCTGCAAAAGTAGCAAGCAGACAAAGGGAGAACCTACCCCCTATTCCAGAAGGACGCATGTACGGCATCAGGAAAAAACTTGCTGGTGGCAAGTACGACAATCGTCGGATGGGTGAGAACCAGAGTACCTTCGAAGAACTGATGGGTAAAAACACAGAGGGCTGGGAAAAGGGTCACTTTGGCGTAAACACAAATCTACGAAAATCCAAATCTGCAAACAAAGACTTTGTGCCTCTTGATGAAGGGGATACGCCCGAAGCTATGCCAGCCGTGCCAAAGGCACAGGCTGTTAAGGCACGCGATCTTCCAACCAGCGATGATCAAGAAATAACTTCGTTCCTTTTGAAAGCAACGGAATTGGAGCAAGCACCGTTTCAAGAAAACTTATCTGACTTCAATACAAGGCTTGAAGCACTTGAAAAAATATATACAGAAATGCCAGAGCATAAGCTTCCGACACAATCACGTCGGGAAGCATGGAAACAGTTAGACGCGATCTACCACAACCGAAGCAACGTTCGAGGCACTGCTGGAGAAAGCGCACAAGCACAATTATCTACCGACGCCACGCTTATGCGTGACATGTTACGTCGTCTTACAAATGCAAACAAAGGCCGCGCACCTTTCTTCACACAAACTCCGCAAGGTTTTCGATCAGCCGCTTTTTATAATCCAAGAGATAATAAAATTGGGATGCTTGCGACAAAAAACGACATGATGCCTCAACATGATCACTCGCAAACAGACTACAACCCTGCCAACTACACAGTGTTGGCGCATGAGATGTTTCATTGGGCATGGAGAAATGTTTTAACACCACAAGACAAAGTCGGGATGCTCCAAGAATACCGTAAATACTATGCTCCTGACGGCAAGTTGGATTTAAAAAAACTACAAGACGCCTCTCAGTTTTTGATGATGGAGCCTAGCAAGACAAAAACAAAACCGTCCAGAGCAAGATCGCATCTTGCAAAAGATGAGTTTGACAAGATGCGAGAAGACGTGAAAGACACCGAGTTTGGCAGGAAATGGCTTGAGATGCCATCAGGAAAACCAACATCTGCGTTTAATCCAGAAGAGCATATGGCTGGACAGTTTCAAGCATACCTAGAAAATCAACTACCCTATCAGGGTACGTTCCTAAAAAAAGCCGGACAGATACTTGAACGCCTGATCCAATATCTAATCCCTGGAAAGAAACAACGCCTAGACAAAGCCCTAGTCCCATACTTTGACAAGCTATACAGCGATAGCGCACAGGACTTCTTGTCACGAACAGTTGATCCCGTAACTGAACAAGGTAAATCCATACAACAAATGATGGATGGTTTTAACCATCAACGGATCGAACTAGAGGAAAGTTTAAATGATGTCCACGAAACCGTGGATGGTGTGCAGACCTTTGGCCCCCCTCTTTCCGCAATACGTGAAATGACGACAAGTCTCCGACGTGTCATTACATTGGATGAAGATGCACAGGCCACACCTTTTGGTGTAGCCATAGAGAACAATCTTGATAAAGAAGATGTCGCAAGATTTCTCGACAAGATTGAAAGCAGAGATCACGATGGCGAAGAGTTAGCTACGATTAATTCAGCGAACGATCTGGTAGATGCGTTTGATATAATAAACGAAGCATTGGAAGTTGCTTTCCAAAACGTCGAGGGAGCAAGACCACGACCTCTCGATGTAGATTTATATAATCACTCTGCCGCTACTGAAGCAGTGAAAGAAGTACGAGAGCTGAAGAGTGCGTGGGGTATCAAACATGCCATTCTCCAAGAACAAATCAGAGAAAAGAAAATAAAATTTGAGGAAGAGTTTGCGGCCGCTGGGACTACAAGAGCCGAATGGATGGGTATTCTTGAAGAGGTAAGCAACTTCATAGGACCAATATCTTACCTTGGACGAATGAACCCCAAGACAGGCAAACGTTTAGGGGAAAAAGCTGGACAGCTTGCCAACGATAAAAAGAGCAACGAGAAAGAACAATACGCCCTACCTGGCTCTATCCAGATGCTATCGCGTGAGATGAGGGCGGCGGCTGGCATTTTGAACAAAGGTGTCACTCCCGAAATGATCCAGAGATACGCAGACATGTCAGATCAAGAGTTCCTTGATGCCGTTGTGAATATGGCAAACGACACGTCCGACTTCTTGTTCACGGCTGACATCCACTTATCACAAAAGATACCACGCGAAGAAGCCAAACTTAAAGCAGAAGAAAGAGGCAAAGCCGTTCCAAAAACGAAAACGAAACGGAAGACAACAGCCGCCAAGAAAAAAGCAGTTGCTGTTTCTAAGAACCCACCAAAAACTAAACGGAGAAATCGAAAGACAGCGTCTGACAAACCTAAGAAGACAGCAAGCAATAGACAGCTTGAAAAAGAACTTAAGAGTAAACCTGATGAGGGCCGTCAAGTTGATATTGGTGCTGAACTTGTACGACGTATACGCGCTGGGGCTGAAGTCAAGAAAGTACCTGTAGGTGTAGACGTCATACGCATGAATGACGAAGAGCTACAAAAAGCTTTGACCGACGCCTTAGATGGTGGGAAGAAAAAAAGAGCTAACGAGCTTGCGTATGAAATCTATGCTCGTAACAATCCAGACGCAAAACCAGTTATAACTTTCGATAGTCCTATCACAAAACAAATGTTGCGCTCAGAGGACTTGCAAGATCGCGGCATATCAGAGACTGATGGTGTACCACAGTACGCTCCAGAGCCAGTGAGAGAAATCATTCGTCGGATCACTCACCGTGACCCTGACACACAACGTGTGGCCAGAGGACTGATGCACCGTCTGATGTTGTCGTCCGAAGGTATCGTAGAGGCAGACAACCAGCTCGGCATTAACACTGGCGGCTTCAATGCTTTGCGAACAGAGCTTCGCTCCTTGGCGAGATCGCTTACAGGCAACGGCAAGCAAAGACTGTTATCTCCTTCTGATGCTATGGACAGCGCAATAGATTTAAATTTTAGAGCGCGGCCTCTGAATGATGATGAGATGGATGCAGTCCTAACAGAGTACGATAGGTTTCCAGATGACCCTGTACGCAAAAGAGTTGATGCAGAAGCTTCTGATCTCAACGAATATGACAGGGCGAACATGTGGTTTCGTCGTACATTGGGAGAGATTGTAGCTGGCAACAAAGGTGAGCGGCCATTTACCTCTGCAAGCTATGCCCCTCTCAATGATGTCATCAAGGAACGCATCGAACAAGTAGCATATCTAGTAAATGGTTTTATGGAACGGCCAGACATACGAGATTATGCCTCGCGTTTGACGTTATATGGAGACATGTTTAGAGGCATTGAACCAGATGTCTCAAACGTCAGGCAACAGAAACAGCGCATCTTTACGGAAGGTGGGCTTGGTGATGATGGCATGGGGAACCCTGTGTCTTACTTTCACTCGACACCAAACAGACGAGTGTTCGACGATCAAGAGTTTGTGTGGGAGCCATCGCCAGCGACTTCAAGGCTCGGCCCCGGCATCTATCTAGCACAACGTCCTGACTTGACAGATGCTGTTTATGCCCGACGTCCCACGTACAATGCTTTAGTCAAAATGATACGTGACTTAGACCTCGATGAAAGGGCTGAAAATGATGCGCTAATAGCGGCAGAGCTTTTGACAGATGCCCGTGTCCGAATTTCAGACCTTAAAGAACAGATTGCAAATCCTGATCAAACAAATGCGGTTATGGATATGATCGTTCAAGTGGATAATCCGAAACAAGTTTTGGCGCGACTACTAGATCAAGAAGCAGAGTTAGAAGCAGACCTAGCAGAGATAGGCGTTAAACCCTCTCCTGGCACAGTAGAGGTATTCGTTAGAGCGAGAGATCCATTTGATGCGCGTGCCGACGTCATGTTGGGTGAGCATGATCCTGACCTCAACAACGTACTCGATTACATAGATGCAATGGGTGTGAACTCTGACATGTCGTTGAGAGATTTGGTGGACATGGACATACAAACTACTGGCGGTATCACGGGTGAACGTTTTCACACATTGGCTGTGATGACATTGTCACCAGATGCTGACAATTTAATGGAAGGAAAATTAAATTTTACCAACATCCTACGTGACTTGGGTTATGACAGTATACGTTTCACAGAATACAATCGTGTGAATGATGATCGCGCACTAGAAAGTTTTGAAGGGTTGGTCATATTCGATCCATCGCATGTCAAATCTCCTGACGCAAAAGAATTTAATCCTGACAGTGAATACTTCTTCAATGCACCGACGAGTGGCACAACAAAGCCTCTAGGTAAATTACAGCAGACGATCATCGACGACCCTGACGCAAACTTAGAGAACCAAGCCCAGTTCTTTACGGACACTGATGGCATTGGAGCGCGGCCAGAAGTCGTA